TTTCCAAGAAAAGGCATTAGGTTATCTCCATGACACCCATTATTACGTTTAGCGAAGTCGCCGTATCTGACTGAACACAAAGCGTGTCTGTGGTTTCGAGAATGTATTTCTGGCCTGCAAGAACTTCGAGGGTTGAACCTGCGGGTATCTGAACATTATGAAGATGCTTTCTTACGGTAGAGCCACCGTCCTTAAACGAGACAGTCGCACTGACTGTGCCTGTCGTTACATTGCAGATAGACATTCCAAGAATAACAGTCGTTGTCCCAGATGGCGTAGTGTAAACGACTAAGTCTGTGGCGGCGTTTCCCGTAACTCCGTGGGCGTTTTTGAATGTGTTTGCCATTGGTTTCTCCTACTAGCCAAGCGCGATAGCCAAGGCTGTGGCTTCGTCTGAGGTTGTCATTGATGCGCCCGCCGCTGTTATGTTTTTATTGAAAGCAAATGTGTCTGTGGCTGAGACGTAGGTCAGAGTTGCGTTTGCCCCACCTATTGTTAAGCCCGCGCCATTTGCAGCACCTGCGTTGGCTGCGCCGTTGGCTACTGTGATGTTGAGGTCTGCAACATCCATTGTTGTGCTGTTAATTTGTGTCTGTGTGCCGTCGACTTGCAGATTGCCACGGATGCGGACTGTGCCAGTGTCGTCGCCAATAGCGGTTGGGTCGATAATAAGAGTGGCTGGCCCTGTAAGAGAGTCGACGTGCCATGCACCAGATGATGTGCCGGATGCAAAGACGGGGGTTGAGGAGCCGTTTGAAACGTATGTTTCGACCCGTGCGTCGGTGTAATACAGATTTGATGAGCCTTCAGAGAGGCTGTCTGTGTTGCCAGCAGTAACAGATACCCAAGCCGATCCGTTATAACTTTTTAGCGTGGATGTGCCATTATCGTACCAGAGATCACCTGTGCCAACATTACTTCCTGTCGGAGCAGAGCTGCTGATGAAATAGGTGTTGGCGAAGCTGTTTACGTCGGCGATGTTAGTTGCCACGGTGTTTATGTTTGTGGCGTTGCTTAATACACTAGAAATATTTGAGTTCATGCCAGCGACTGTTGTTACGTCACTGGCAATTGCAGACACCGCAGATATGTCAGAAGCTAGTGCTGCGACTGTCGCTATATTGTTTGTCTGTGTGGCAATAGTGTTGCCCATTCCATTGCCGTGGACAGTACAATAGTAAAGAAGACCAGACGCAGGGGCGTTTGAAGGGACAGCAAAAACAACTTTTGCTCCAGACGTCCCAGGCGTTCCCGTTGTGGTTACTCCTGTTGTGTAAGAGCTTGAGCCATTCTTGAAGGCTAAAGGATGCCCACTCAAAGAAGAATCGCTTAAATCAAATGTGTAAGTAAAGCCACGGATAAGTGTTAATGTCGGGGCTGTTGCGCCATCAATAGCAAACTTGTTTCCGCCTGAGTTTACAACAGTCACAACAAAAGTCTGTGCGCCAGACAGCAGACCTGCTAATGAGGTTACCGTTGTCATGTTTGTGGCAACTGTCGTGACGTTAGTTGATATGCCAGCTACAGACGTGACGTCTGACGAGATCCCTGCGACTGCTGTGACGTTAGAAGCGATGCCCGCCACAGACGTTACGTTAGACGCAATACCCGCAACAGATGTAATGTCAGACGCAATGCCCGACAGGGTGGTCATGTTTGTTATGTTAGAAGACGCGCTTAATGTTGTTATGCCAGACGAGATACCAGCTACTGTCGTTACATTAGAAGAGATGCCAGCAACAGTGTTAATGTTTGTTGTGTTTGCAGCGACTGTACTTATTGCGGCGTTGATGCCAGCAAGAGTGTTTATGTTTGTTATTGCCCCAGCTACTGCCGCTACGTTTCCTGTCGTGGCGTAGTATTTGGCTGAGTAGTCTGAGCCGTCGACTGTTCCGCTGGTTTTTGTTGCCCAGTCTCTTGCGAGGGATACGTCAACAATCTTCGATGTGTTCGCGCTAGAGATGAAGTTGGATTCAGACGAGTATGTTGTCGCGGATGATAGGCCATGAACTATATAAACATCACTTGTGCTGGTGGTTACGAGGTCAAAGTTATTGTACGAAGTGCTTGTGCTGAATGTCCCTGTGATCTTGAAGAAGGTCGTTAAGTCTTGCCAACCAGCGGTGCTGCTGGAGTATTGACCAACTCGGAACTGTATCTTGTCTGCGGATGTGTCAAACTGGAACTCAAAGTTGCTTGTGCGGAACGCACCATTGTTTGATGGGTCAAAGAGGTCGTCAAGCAGGTCTGCTAGGTTACGGCCTCCAATTTCTGCGGACTCTAAATATGTATCGAGAACGTGGTCGCCAGTGTTAGCAGAGCGAAACCGTATCTGTTCTCCTGTTGGTTGAGTAGCGGCCATCAGTCGTAATATCCCATATCTTTCATTAGACGGATCAATTTTGCCTTAGTGAGGGCGTACTTGTCGTCCGAGGTAGTGTTATTGATCTGGCCACGAAGCTCTGCAATTTCTTGTGTCAGATTTTTAACGTGGTCATTAAGTGCGGCAATCCTGTGGGTCTGCTCAGAGTCGACACTGCCCTCCTCAAGTTTGTGAACACGGAATACTTCTTCAACGTAGTCGACGATCTTGCCGTCGATCTCACCTGCTAGAACTTGTTGTTTATCCATTTGCTTTCCTCGCTTCGCTCATTGGGATCAGGTTGCCCTTCTCTCTCTCACGATCTACTTGCTCGGCTGGCTGAACTGACGCGCCACGCATCTTCTCCATAATTGCCAATTGCTGGGATGGTGATGGGCCGTTTTGCTCCAAGTCTTCTTGGTTGACGCGGAAACGGTCTAAGTCTGTGATGCCCATTGCACGGATGGCTTCTTCGGCAATCTGGCCAGCGTTGTATTCCATGTTGAGGCCAGTCTGCTGCATGATCTGAAGCATGTTCATCCATGTCTCAGCATTGCGTGTTGGCTCTAATGGAAGTGTTCCGTCGATGACGAGGTAGTCGATGTCGCCCTGTAGGTCTTTGCTGACGTCGTAGTCTAGGTATCCGTCTTCGACCATGTTGGTTAACTGGTTGGGCATGTTTTGGCCGTCGATGTTTATAGAGCCACTAAGTGTAAGGCTGTCTTGGATGTTGGCGACCATCATACGAACCATTGGGCGGATGGTTGTTGCAGACATAACGCGAGCCAAGACGCCGAGACGTTGTGACCCTAGCTGAGACAAGCGTTGGACTTCTGTTGCTGTGCGGACGCCGCCTGCTGTTGGCATACCTTGTTGTGCGTCTGAAGCTGCTGAGACGCGCTGTTTGAGTTCGGACATAGCTTGTATGTCTTGGAAGTGACCGCGTGTTACGTCTGGGACTTGTGCAATGAAGACGCCATCCCCTGGCTTCGAGCCGGGGAGAGTGCGGACAACGCCGTATGGGTTCCTGTCAATGAGGTCTGGGACAGAGACTTGGGTTGGGTCTACGAAGATTAGGTTGTTGAGGGCTGCCGAGATGTTGTCGATGCGAGAGCGCATTAGGTAGGTGGCAATGTCGTGCATTGGTAGGATCAGGTCGTAGAGTGATTGACCGTAGGTTTTGTGCTGGTCTTGATATAGGCCACCGATTACGGCTGGCATCTGGCGTCCGTAAGGGTTTAGCTGGAAGCGGATGACGACGTTTTCGTCGAGGATTGTGACGACCAAGAAGATTTGGTCGATGGATGGGATGCCGATTTCGTGGCCTGAGAGGCGCACCCATGCCTCGTCGACGACTCTGGCATCGCCAAGTGTGAAGTATGCGTGGTCAGATCGTTCGCGCTGGTGTGCTTTGGCTGGGTCAATGGAGAGGCCGCGCAGGTCTTCTTTGTGGAAGTGGTGCGCGTTCCATGAGTTCTTTGGTGCGCTGATCTTGTGGCGCAGGGCTGGGAACATGCGGAGCTTGGGATATAGGCCAGAGTAGAGAAGTGAGTTGTAGGAGACATAGTCTGCGAAAGCTATGTACTGCATGTTCTCCCAGTCGCCAAAGTTGACGCGGGGGTCAGGGAAGCAGCGACGTGGATCAAAGTTTATGATCTGGTTCTGGTTTGATTGGCCGTCCCAGACGACTTTGGTTGGGGCAAAGCCGTAGCGGATGCTGTCCAGTAGGAGCTGGGCCATGCGAGCTTCGCCTGCTGTACGGCGCATCTGCTGGTGGAGGACTCGCTCTAGGATCATGGATGCGTTGCGCGATTTGCGGTTTAGTCCTTCGAGCTGGAACATCGGGTTGCGTCCACCGAGTGCTGCCATTAGGTATGTGAGGACTGTGTCTGCGATTGCGCGGGTGTCTGCGATGACCGCTTTCTCGCGGAAGTCTGTGGTTCCAGGGGGAACGTAAACGTCGTGTGCGCGGTCAGCTTCTTTCCAGTGGTCGTAACGTCCACGGATTTTATAGTAAGACATGTCGACCATTGACTTGACGTAGTCGGCAATGCGGCGTTCTTGTTCTTCGTTTAGGAGATGCGAGATGTCTTCGTAGTTGACGAGACGTTCCGCATACTCGGATAAGTCAACGACTACTCCCTCGTTAGGAGGGGTGGTGTACTCCGCACTGCGGTAATTTGTTCTTGAACCAGCTACACTCATATTGAAAAGATACCTTTGTTAAGCTAAGTGGTCGTCCTCACATACCCCAGCCAGTCCACTTCGGAACTGACTTGTCGAAGGTTTCTCTGAGAGATTTTCCAAATGTCTTGTGTTCTACGTTGTTTAATGACTGAGATGCGTCTGCGTGGAGCATCCATGCTTCGGGAGACACTGAAGTTCTGGACAGCACATCTACTGCTATTGTCATAGCGTCCACTTGGTCATCGTGTCGTCCAGATGGAAAGGAGACAGCTTCGTCGATGAACTCGTCTAGCCAAGGTGCTTGTTCGGGGATAAAGACGCGGCCTCCCTCTATAAGGGGGAGGATCGCGTTGACACGGGCAACCTTGTCATGGACTACCTTGTAGGGAATGAGAGACATGCCAGACTCGCGCTTGAGTTCTTGTAGAAGCGACTGGCCGGATGCCTTGTCCTCGATGTACATGGCTCGGAGTCCCTTGCCGCGCCACTTATTGTTTAGACGGATCAGGCGTTGTTTGAGTTCTGGGAAGTCGTACTTCCCTCGCATGATGTCGACGACATACATGTCTCCTGTTTTGTCCATGCCAGCGACAACGGCTACTGAGTAGTCGGATGTCTCTGTTTTCTTGAAGGCGGTGTCGACACCTATGACTAGGGTGACAAAGTTTTCGGGAGATAGATCGACTGGATATTTCTTCCACCATTCTGTTTTGATGATGTTGCCGCCCTCAACATATGGCTGTTGCTGGTATAGGGAAGCAAACTCACGAGGGTTGAGGCGTTCACGGCGTTTGAGTTCGTCGAGCGGGAAGCGTTCTGGCCATAGAGGTGCTTCTTCTTCAGATAAGACCTTGCGCTTGGCTGGAGATACTTTGTGCAATTCGCCAGACGTGAGGTAGTCGGGATGGTCTTCTGGTAAGTCGCGGCGGCTGACCTTGTGGCCGTGTACTTTCTTAATGGCTGAAAAGTTGACGTGCGACCAGCGGCCTTCTTTCCAGTCAGGGCTGTCAATAAGACGGCCAGCTAGGTCGTCGGGATGCCATCGGGTCAGGATGATAATTTGTTTGGGCGGTGATTGGTTGCCTTCTGGCTGAAGACGGGTAGAGAGTGCGGAGGTGTAGTAGTTCCATGTCTTGTTTCGTTGGGTCATGGATTCCGCGTCTTCGCGTGACTTGATGGGGTCATCTACGATGAGGAGATTGGCTGGACGGCCAGATGTTGTGCCTCCTATGCCGACTGCAAAGTATGCGCCACCCTGGTCAGTGCGCCAGACGTCGACGGCACGGCTGTCTTTGGACAGGCCAAAGTCTGGGAAGGCTTGGTTCATGCACTTGTCTTCGACGACTGTACGGATTTGGCGTCCAAAGTCTGTGGCAAGCTGGGAGTTGTATGAGCATGACATGGTGTAGCGATTTGAATTGCGGGCCATGTAATAGCTGGGAAACAAGACTGTGCCAAATGTGGATTTGGCGTGACGTGGCGGCATTGTGATGAGGACGTTGTCTGTGCCAAGCGTGTTTTTCTCTAGCTTGTCGAGCGTGTCTATGAGTTCGAGCTGGAAGTCAGCGAGCTTCCAGTCGGGATAGTGGAGCTTAACGAAACCAAGGAAGGAGTCTTGGGCATCGCGCAGCTTGAGGACGTACTTGGCGACCTCAGACTGGGACATTACCCCCATAGCTGCTGACGGAGCTTTCTGCTGGCTTTGACTTCGTGAGCTTTGTTCTTATCGACGATTGTGTCACCCATGATGCGGGTGAAATGATCGAATACAGCTCGCTCACGCTGGTGAGGAGACACTGTTGATAGGTCGATCTCTGACATTGCCTTGCCTAGCTCGTTGAGAGTCAGCTCTGCGGGCAGAGCGTCCTTCTGTTTATTGGTTACTGTCATGTTTTGGTTCCTCCTCGATGATGATGTTGCCGTAAGCCATCTTGCCAGCCTGCTCTGCTTCGTCTTCATGGGACTCTACAGTTATTGACTCCACGCCTTGGGCGATTGCCTCTAGCTCTGACCTAGATAAGTCGGTGAGTTGTTTGACGTCATGCTCGTGTTGATGGAAGCTGGCGTTTAGATCAGGGACTACCTTGTTAAGGAGCATCCCGAAGACGCGAGCTTGGGTTGGGTTCCAATCTGCTGCGCCAGTTACTACGGCATGAGCCAAATTGATTTGGTCTGTGACGTAATTGGCAATTTGTCCTCGTATTTGTGAGGATTGTTGTGGCGTTAATCTGGTTTCTTCTGCCTTTTTGGCTATAGCTGTCATTTCTCTTACCTGTTTGTCTGCTTTTCTACATGACATGGAGCAAAACCTGCGCCTGTCCTCGTGAAATTTCTTAGTCTCAAATGTTTTTCCACAGACTTTGCATATTATTTCCACTCTTCCCTTAGACGTTTCCAAAATTTGCTCCGATTACTCGTGAGGGTGGGGAGGTGACTCACCCGACGCGCGACCCTCCGGCGGCATGACCCCCGCCCCCCGTGTGTAATGTGCTACGTCTGTGACACGCTGGTGTCATGCGAGGCTCTAACCCCCTGTTTTTGTTGGATTTTGACACCCTCAAGAAGGGTATTTTGCCTCGTGTGTAGCGCATTATGCCTTGCACGTTTGCGTGTGACACCTCGCATCCGGCCACACAATACCTTTCCAGCCCTCAAACTAATCATTTCAAAACCTTATCCGAAAACCAATTTGGCGGTCGTCCTCGCGTATGCGCCACAGGTACGCACTCCGAAGGAACTTTATGGGTGGAAGCTGATTTCGGTTTTCCCCCTGTCTCGCTGTGGGTGCGAGCGCAGGGTTTCACTACCCACGTTGGAGACCAAACCATGACAAACCTCACATGCGCCCAAGCGGCACAAAGCTACCTCGATGCCACTACCGCACCTGCGAAAGCGAAGCTGGCCAAGTACATCGCCGACAAAGCCGCCTCGTCCAAGCGTGTGCGCTGGGAGCGGCTCTTAGCCGCTGTCCAAGCTGGTGACGTGGCGCGGATACAGTACCGCGCAGCCCCAGACGCAGCAGGCCGCAAAGCGGCACTCGCCAACTTCTCCGCCATTGCACCTGCCAAGGCGAAGCAGCCGAAGGCTGCCAAGGCCAAAGCGGTTGCCAAGCCGAAGGCTGACACACCTGCCGATCCAATGGCCGCGCTCGTGTCAGGCTTGGACGCGATGAACCCTGACCAGCTTGCCGCGTTCCTGACCGCATACGTCACCAAGCGCAAATAGTCCCGAAGGGACGACCAACTACCCTCACAGGCATGAGCCTGTGGGGGTTTTTTTATGTCTGCAAACAGGAGATTTGACATGAGACGCACACGATACCGCTACAACGCGCCAGTTTACACGACGCCGTGGCCTCGCACGATGGCGAAGGTCTTTGCTATCTGCGTGGGAGCGATCAGCTTCTACGTCCTGATGATGTTCATGGCTGTGAACTGGTTGAGCCAATGCGGCTCGCGCATCTACTCAGACGCTCAGACATGGCAGATGGGTGAGTGTTTCAGCATGGCCACGATCATCACCGAGTGGCTGTGGTAATGGCTAGTAATCTCGTCCCATTCGAGGACTACGAGCTTCACGAAGATCACGTCTGGGTGAAGGTCAACAACGTGTCTGTGAAGATTGCTTACACAGACGAGGGCGTTGCCGTCGACTTCTACAAGGACGGCAACGAGTACCAAGACTCGCGAGGCGGAACATTGTTTTTGTTCGCCGAAGCCGAGGATGACGAATGATGGGCAACAACTACCACGTCATCAACCTCACACGCGGATATGGGGTCAGGCACGTCGTGTCTGGCTACATCGCCGAGCGTTGTCGTTCACTCGCAGAAGCCGAGCGCATCTGCAAACTTCTCAACCACAAATAGGAGACT